CTTTGACCTTCTTAATATTACGAGGGTCAATAAAACGAAGTTCTTTAATACCCTCTTGTGGAGCTCTTTCGTCTACAATGGCATGATAGAAAAGACGTCCATCAATATACCAATTTCTAAAGATTTCATAAGCTCTACTATTGAAGCTGAGAAGCTTCATAACATTCTCAAATTCGTCTTCAATAATACCTTTGACTCTATCTGATGCTTCAACATCAGCAAGTACAATACCTACTATATGGTTCTCAGGTGTTGCACAAATAGCTTCGTTGGTGATCTCGTCAATAGCCATTTCAATTTCTGACTGCTGAGCAAGATCACGATAACGAGTTACTAAATCTGTTTCTGTCTTGGCTGAATTATCTAGATCGACATACGAGCCGTAAAATCCTCCCGGTGTAAGTACTACACCACCATCTTCATCGACGGGAGGTACGAATGAACGTACTTCCTCATCAGCTGTCTGTCTTTTAATTTCAAATCCAAATAAACGAGCCAAATTATATCACTCCAAATAATCTAGTATTAATTAGGCTTATTAAATGCCACCAGCGTTGCCAGTGACTCCTCCTGATACTTCCCAGTAGTCATATTCAAAAGTCACACTAAACTCTTGAATCTGATCACCTTGGGCCCAATCTAAGCCCATAGCTTCTACAGTGGTGGGGAAGATACCATTAAGTCTATATGTTCTAACAGGAATACCAGTTTTTGAGAACTGAGTTACTTCTGCAGTCGCTTTATATAGTAGTGGGCTTGCTGAGCCTAGAGCACGCAAGTTACCTCTAGCAGAGTTAATTGCATGTGACCATTGTTCCAATGCGTTACGAACCAAGAAATCTTCATCATTAATAACCGTAACACCCCAGGCTGAATAAGTGCGAGTGCCTGCTAGTTTAATCGTGCGCCCAAAATAAGGAACCTGTACAGTACCTAGGCTTGAAGCAGGAACAGATGATGCACGGACCAAGAATGGTACCTTGATATCAGCAACACTGTTTACTGGATTTGTGATTGTGACTTGGAAGAGCGATGGTCTCGCTCCCCCTAGTGTTAGCTGCGATCTAATTTCTTCGATATTAAAAGCCATTGCTTATCTCCTACCCTCTTCTATTTATTAACCGAATTGGCCAACGATTTCGGAGAACTCTACACCAGTTCTTACAGCTACAAAGTTAAGCTGAATGAAGTTGATGCTCTTAGCTGGCTTAATGTAAATATCGCCGATAAACTCATTACGGTCGATTACTTCCGCTGTATTATTGGTCTCGTCGCATACTACGCGATAATCGTAAATACCTCTACGTCCTTGCACATCACGTAGGAAAGGCTCAACTAGATTGCGGAACTGTGCGCGAGTAAACTCATCATTGAACTCGAAGAGTGTAAATTTAGCAGCTGTTGCAATGGCCTTTTCTAGAACAATGAAAAGACGTCTTACATTGATACGATCAAACGCTGATGGCTTAGCAAGAGCTGTCTTATCACCAAATAGTAGAGTACCCTGGCCAGGGAATGTAACTACTGGGTTGATACCATTCTTATATAGAATATCACGATCAGCCTTACTTGGGTTATAAGCAATCTTTACAACATTCTTAATAATACCACGATTAAATCCCGCCGGTGAGTACCAAGGATCACGAGTTGTATCTGTACGAACTACTAGACCAGCAATGTCACCATTTAGAGGTACATAACGGTAAGTATCATTATACTTGTCGTACATATACTTATAGCCAGAGTCGATTACAGCATAAGAAGTAGAAGTAATACTATTTCTAAAGTTTACAAGATCTGTAGTAATTTCACCTAGGTTATTAACAACAGCACCTTTGTGTGGTGAAATAAACGCAATGCAATCTTTTCTTACTTCGCAGACGTTGTCGATAATCCAGTCAGCTTTGATAGAATCGCTTGTATTTCGACCTGTTAATATTAAAGATACATCTAGATCTTCAGCAGAAGTAAACTTTGCATAACCTGATAGTTCTACTGTAATAGCTACGTTTGATTCTGATTCAGCACTTGCGCCATTACGGAAAGACTGACTAAATGGTACTGTTGTTGTAGCTGCAGTAATGTTAGCAGCTGTATTTGAAGTTCTATCAAAATCATTTGCAAACCAAACATAATTTGACTGCTCATTTAAAACTGTAGCATAGTAAAGACTTGAGCCATCACCTGTTTGCGCATCAGTAGCAATGGATAGATTTGGAAATACCTCCAGAATTGTATTAGGAGCACCTGTTATTGTACCGTCCTCATCAACTACAACTACATGTACTTCATCACCAACACCACCGCGCGCAGCTGCGTATGTAGAAGTACCTGGAGCAGTATCTACGTTTTTATAAAACTCCCAAAAACGAGTTACTGCAACACCGCTAGTAGCAAGAGAATTAGCTACTGTTGTAGAATTTGCTACAGCGTTAATAGACAATCTATAGTTAGTTGAGAAGTTAACAGTTACGTTTGAACCATTTACTGCAGTAGTTGTAATCTTAAGCTCTTGAAATCCTAACGCGCTATTACCTACTCTAACGATAGAGTTGTCAGGGAGGGCATTTCGGTAAGTATTTGCGTCAGCAGTATTACCGGTTTGTACTGTGATAGTATTAGAACCTACTACGAATGTTGTAGTAAGCGCAGCGGTGTTAACAGCTGCCATAGTATTTGAAAAAGCGTTTACTGAGAAAGCCGCGGCGGTATCACATAGTGAGATGCGAAGAGAGTTTCCAGTAACACCTGGACATTTTGCAATAAATGTGCAGTTAGCATCGAAGCTATTACGTGACTGATAGTCGTCGAGATTTTTAACCGAGTTTGTACCAACGTTTGCAACATTAGCTGTAGAGTTAATTCCAGCGTAAGCACTTGCTGTAAGCTGTGTGTTAGCAACACGAACAACGTATAACTTATTGCCGTAAGCTAGGAAGTTAGCTGCTGTAAAAAATGTTTCGAAATTTGTGTCGTCGGGCTTACCATAGCGTGATACCAACTCATTTTCTGATTCAATTAGAATACGTTGCTCTACCGGACCCCACTTGAATACACCAGCGAATGCACCTTCTGTGGTGGATACGGCTGGTACTACTGTAGTGAGATCAATCTCTGATACATTAACGCCTGGACTAACTTGAAACGGCATTTTAAAGCTCCTTATTAGATACAATTACAGTTATTTATAAACTAGTCGTTTTCCGAAAGGAGCCAACGATCGAACGAGCGACCAGATAGTTCTCGAACACCTTCAAAACTATAGATATCGTCCCCAGAGTTAATCTCAAAGGGAAGAAACTCTTCATCTAAAAGTTTTAGATTATCTTGTTGAATCTTTTCTCGTACGTTAGTGTCGGTCCATTCTTTGAAGTAAGGCTGCATAGTCATCCAGGCAAAGATAACACAACACATGGCTAAGTCATCATGTGCACCTTCTTCTGCAGCAAAAGAATCACCCGTCTCAACAAAGCGATACAACTCATCCAGAATCTCTGCATCACCAAGAATAAGCTTATCTGACTCAACTAATGTCTTAAAGTTAGTACAACCGATACGTTTGACCTGGGCTGTTGTTCTTACGCCCGGGGTAGGTCTGTTTGAGAAACCTCCACTAATGACCTGACCTTGACGGCCTTTCATCTGTGTCATGACCACGTTTTCGTACTCAAGTTCTCTATAGAGAATATCAGCTACTTGCTGACCGTTATCATTTACTTCAATACATGTATAAGCTTCATTATACGACTTGGCAAACTGATGAATAATATTAGGAAAGAGTAATGGAGATATTTCGTTATTTTTATATCGAGCCGCTACCTTGTATGGAAGTTGAGTAACGTTATAAACTACAAATGCTGAGTAGTCACGTCCTACACCTCTTGAAGTATCCGCTACAAGAACATATAAATTATTTTTATTCTCTTCTACTGTAGGGTCTTCGTATACAGCATAGTCGTCTGTGTACTTCATGGGTGCAATGACTGGTAGTTGTAGCAGCTTAGCTGGATTGATTAGCGTACTGTTACTACCAATAAACTCAGTTTCAAACTCTTCTCTGAATTGACGCTCGGAAGTGTTACGAATTGTCTCTTCTTTCCATTTTTCATCACGGCCCGGTACATCCGACCAATGTACTTCAAATGGTACGAATGAATTTTTACCATCTACTGCCTCTGACCACATCTTATAAAACATGTTCAGGCCTTTTGGCGTGCTAGTAATAATTACTTTAGTTGTATTACCAGATGAAATAGTAGGATAAACTGATGCGAAGAAATCACCCTGGAAGTGTGGAGGTACGAATGCAAACTCGTCAAGATAGATTAGATTAAACGAACCACCACGAATAGCTGACGACGAAGTTGCAGCTGCTAGAATCTTGGATCCGTTCTCAAGCTCGACATTAGTCTTGTTCCATTCTACAACACCCTGCTGCATCCACTTGGGTAGGTTCTCATATGCCAACTGAATACGTCCAAGGATTTCACGGGCCTGAGCCAGTTTATGAGCTAGTAGTGCTACTGAATAGTTTTCGTGGAACAGGATATACCAGAGAATAGTAGCAGCGGTAACTGTAGTTTTACCGACCTGTCGGGGAAGCTTACAAATAGAAAATCGATTATTTGTAAACGTATTGATCATATTCTCCTGAAATGGCCAGAGATTGAATGGAACGATACCCTGGTCAACGTTTACAATCTTGACATACTTTTTAACAAAGTATACAATATCAGTAGAACATCTAACGTATTCTTTTACTTGCTGTTTAGTGAAGTTAACAGGTACGTTAGACCTCTTTAACTTTTGGTTTCCCATATAAAAATATTTACTACTCTCATTCATCATCATGCTCCAAAGTCTTGGCGTTCTTCATCATTTTGAGTAAGTCAGTAGTACTACCAACAAAGTAATTATTAATAGATCTATTATCAACCATTTTCTCAGAAGATACTTTGTCTTCTTTGAACTTTAGTTCTGCTAGTTCTTTGTTGGCGTCGACTAGCGTTTTAAGAAAGTTAGCCGCGACTTCATACGCACGGGGATGTTCTGATGCTCTGGCTACATCAAGAAGATCTTCTAGAGATGAAGTACCTCTATAGATTAGATCTCTAATATTAGTTCTGGCATGGTTAACATCATCACTATTGACATCAATAGCGGTCTGTATTTGGTTTTTGATCTCATTAATCGGTTGGAGGTTTAGCGCCTTACCGATAGGATCACTCTCAGGTTCTTCACTCATTAGGGTTCCGAAATGCTAATATTAATACCATAGTCATCTGTTGACTTGATTTGATCAAGATCAATAGAAAGGCTTAAATTAGCTGTTGGCTTTCCTGCACTCGTCAAGGCTGGTCTCACTTCAACTCGTTCAGTTACTGTATCTGCAGAAGATACAGCTGTTACATCACCTACAGCATTTGAGTTTCCACACAAAATATTGTTCGCTGTATTAAAGTGTCCACTAACGTTTGTAATGTATAAGAATGATGAATTTGATATTTGTACTATACCCGATGCTGTTTGTGTAGATCCGTTTGTCTGATATACAAAATCACCGGGTTTAAATTGTGTAATATAATTTGTTATGGATAGGTTTGCAGTTCTAACTTTTTGATTATTGTATAGGTTTACAATAGCTTTTCTAATAATATCAGATCTAGATGTGGGTCCAAATAGATAAGCTTTCATTGTAAATGTAAGCGTATGAACAATGTATCTTCTACTTAGGTCTTCAAAAGACCCTTCATACTTATCTACCATATTGATATTATTCAATACTACAGGTACGTCTACTTTTAGATCTATGTCTGATAGAATGTTTAGTGTAGCCGTCCACTCAGGAGTAAAGTATGGTATGATCTGTTCGAAGATCTTAAATCCATCCTCGGCATTTTTGGCATAGATGGATAGAGAAAACTCAATATTTACCGGTACAGGATTATAAACTGATTCTAACTTACCAGTATAATTTGTTGACTGCTTAAAAATCTTACCAGTA